ATGGACTACATCATTCTGGAGGTTTCCGTTATCCGGTATAACCGGATCGGATCTGAGGGGCTTTCTGCTCACAGTGTTGAGGGAGAAAGCCTTTCCTGGTCGGACAATGATTTTTCCGGTTATATGGATGATATCCGGGCATATCTGGACAGCCTGGCGGAAGTGAAGAAAGGAAAGGTGAAGTTTTTATGAGGTACGACACACCGATTTACTTTCAGCAGCTCATTCCGGGAGAATATGATCCGAAAACTGGAAATTACGGGGAAGATCAGGTGATGGAAACGCAGAGACTGGCTGCGGTTATGGAAACAAATACAGAAACCATGCGGATCCTGTATGGCATGATTCGACAGGGAAGTGTAACGGTACACTTGCAGAACCGGTACGAACAGGCATATGACAGGATCCGGATAGGAGACAGAGTATACCAGGTAGATCTGAGAAAGAACCTTCGAGTGAAACAGGTTCTGGTTTTAACGGAGGTGGTTTGATGAGATCGACTGAAATAAACTTAATTGGATTTCATAAGTTACAGGTAAAACTAAAAAGGAATATGAATTTGTCCGCTGTTAAGAGTGCAGTAAAGAAAAGTGGATCAGAGATGCAGAAAAAAGCTCAAAAAGAGGCACCGATAGACAGCGGGCACCTGCATGATGTAATTTTTTTGGAAATTACAGATGGCGGAATGACTGCAGAGGTTGAATCGACAGCAGAATATGCGGGATACCAGGAATATGGAACAAGATTCATGACAGGGAAACCACATATACGTCCGGCATTCAATGAGCAGAAAGAAAAATTCAAACAGGATATGAGAAAACTGGCGAGGTGAGAAGGTGGATCCGCAACAGGAATTATTTACAGCAGTATTAGTAGAACTGAGAAAGCGATATCCGGATCAGGTGTATGACACGTTTCTTCCGCCGGAAGGGACGCCGTATCCGTTTGTCTATCTGGCAGATAACCAGCAGGTCGATGTGCAGAATAAAACAGCAATTTTCGGTAATGTGAGCCAGACAATCCATGTCTGGCATGATAATCCGAGGCAGAGAGGAACCGTATCCCAGATGATGTTGGATGTGAAAAGAATTTGTTATTCTCTGGAGCATACGGAACAATTTGCCTGGATGATTAAAAATGTGACACAGAGGATCCTGCCGGATAATACAACCGGACAGCTATTGATGCATGGGATTCTGGAAATAGAATTTTCTTTCAGTTAAGAAAAAAGGAGTGAAACGATGAATCGGTTATTATTAAGCGGATTGCAGCTTTTCAATGAGGCGGTACAGGGGAAAAAGATTGTGTATCTGTATCGGGTCAGAAGCGAGCAGGCAAAGAATGATGCGACAGCCCTGGCGTTTACCACAGAAAACGGCAGGACGAAATCAAAAGATGCAGATACAACAGCAACCAAAGATGGAACTATCCGTACACCTGGAACGGCAGAAGTGGAGATCACAGCCACCAGTATCCTTGCAAAGGGTGATGAGATGGTGGACAAGCTGGAACAGGCATTGGATAATGACTCCCTTCTGGAGATCTGGGAAGTAAACCTGGCAGAAGAGGGAACTACGGAAAACGTTGGTAAATTCAAAGCCAAGTATTTCCAGGGATATCTGACAGAGTTGGAGGTTACGTCCAATGCCGAGGATAACGTGGAGGTATCCCTGACGTTTGGAATCAACGGAAACGGAAAGGATGGCTGGGCAACCGTTACTGCACAGCAGCAGGAAATCGCCAGCTATGTATTTACAGATACACAGAAAACAGGAGCGTAAGAAGGGAGAAAAGAATGGAACTTACAATCAAAGAACAGGTATATCAGTTTAATTTTGGCATGGGCTTTCTGAGAGAGATGAACAGAAAGGTGACTGTGCCGGTAGATGGCATCAAAGATGTGAAAAGACACATTGGCCTGAGATACACGGTATCCGGGATCATGGATGGGGATGTAGAAGCACTGGAAGAGCTTTTGGTGGCTGCCAATAAAGATCAGAATCCAAGAGTGACAACAGCACTTTTGGATGAATACATCGATGATCCGGAGACGGATATCGATCAGCTGTTTGAGGATGTCCTGGGTTTCTTAAAGAATGCAAATGCTACGAAGAAATGCCTGCAGGAGATCGAGAAAGCGATCGAGGAGGAGAAAGCGAAACAGGAAGCAGCGAAGAAATAAGCTTTGAGGAACAATACCGGGAGACGGCGATCAACTGCTTCCGGTATTTTCATTTTACTTCTTTTGAGCAGGTGGACCGCATGACGATTGCACAATATGAAATCATGTTGGAAGCACTGGAATATCAGATGGTAGATGATGAATACCGGGCGCACAGACAGGCGTTTTTAAATTTTGCGGTCCAGGCGGAAAAGAAATCGGGAAAGAAGACTGTTCCGGTATACCGGAGATTCCGGCAGTTCTTTGATTATGAAAAGGAACTGAAGAAAATGCGGGAACGAAAGAAAAAGAAGCGGGATCCGAGATTTATCGGGATCTCAAAGCTGCTGAGGAAGGGAGGATGATCCGGTGGCAGAATCTTTTAGTGTAAAAGCGATCTTATCTGCCAAAGATTCAAACTTTTCTTCAACAATGAAAGCCTGTAGCGGCTATGCAGAAAACCTGAAAAGCACACTTACCAGTGGGATCGGGTTCGGTGCGATGGCTGCGATCGGATCAAAGGCGGTATCCGTAGTCGGAAATGGACTGAAAAGCCTGACCACAGGAGCCATCAGCGCCGGTACGAATTTTGAGAGTGCGATGTCTTCGGTAGCGTCAATCTCCGGAGCAACAGGAAATGATCTGAAAGAGCTGACATCGAAAGCAGAGCAGATGGGCGCCACGACACAGTTTTCGGCAACAGAAGCAGCGAATGCGATGGAATACATGGCAATGGCTGGCTGGAAAACCAAAGATATGGTTTCTGGAATCGGTGGAATCATGAACCTGGCAGCGGCTTCCGGAGCAGATCTGGCAAGAACCTCTGATATTGTGACGGATGCGCTGACCGCTTTCGGAAAATCCGCATCAGACAGTGGAACATTTGCGGATGTCATGGCAGCGGCATCTTCGAACGCCAACACGAATGTGGAAATGATGGGTGAAACCTTCAAATATGTTGGTGCGGCAGCAGGAGCAATGGGGTATTCGATTCAGGATATCGCTCTGGCTACCGGTCTGATGGCAAACAGTGGTATCAAAGGAAGTGAAGCCGGTACAGCCCTTCGTTCGGTTATCACCAGGATGGCGAAACCGACCAAGGAATCCTCCGCAGCTATGAAAAAGCTGGGGTTAAGCATGACAGATTCCAAAGGTCGCATGAAGAGTTTTGGAACCATCATGAAAGATATGCGAAAAGGCATGAAGGGCATGACGGAAGACCAGAAAGCTTCTTATGCAGCAATGCTGGGTGGTCAGGAAGCAATGTCCGGGGTTCTGGCGATTGCAAATGCGAGCGAAAAAGACTTTAACAAATTGTCGAAAGCAATTGATAATTCCAAGAATGCAGCGCAGAATATGGCGAAAGTCAAACTGGACAATCTGAAAGGTGATGTTACCATCCTGCAATCCAGCATGGAAGGACTTGGTATTACTATTTTTGACCAGGTTGGCGGCAATCTGAGAGGATTGGTTGGAACTGCGACGGATGTCGTTGGAAAAATCAATGAAAAACTATCCAACGGGAAAGGGATTGAGAATTTCATCTACAAGATGCAACTATTGCAGCGAAAGGCGACACCGTACTGGAATGCGTTGAAAATCAATGGAATAGAGGCAGGTAAAGCACTGGGAGATGCAATCAGTGCGATCATTACCGATATAAGTAAACTTACCGGTTCTTTTGGCAGTACGGACAGCATCAGAAACTTCTCGGATATGATCGGAACGGCAAAAGATGGTATTGTAACATTTTCTGGATTTTTAGAAAACCATTCGGATACGGTTGCAAAAGTGATTGTCTTGCTTCCAAAGCTGTTGCTTGCATATAAAGGGTTTAAAGTTGTTGGTGCAATTGCTCCGTTCATGGGTATATTTGCCAGTGGGATCCTCCGCCTTGGCAAAGCGGGACTAAGTAAGATAGCGCCAAATCTGTTTAAAGTTGCAAAAGGACAGGAGGCAGCAGGAAAAGCAAGCAGTGGAAGTGCCAAGAAAATGGTAGCATCTGCAAAAGCGTTTGCACTGATGGGAGTAGGAGTGCTTACTATCGGTGCAGGATTTTATCTGCTTGCGCAGTCTGCAGTTGCTGTGGCAAATGCAGGACCCGGTGCAGTGGCTGTTCTGGCAGTGCTGGTAGGCGTAGTAACCGGATTGACAGTTGGCATGACCAAAATGCTTTCCACGATGTCAGGAGGAACGAAAAAGCTTTCTGCTATGACACCGGCATTGCTGGCGCTGGGAGCAAGCATATTACTGGCGAGTGCCGGAATGGCTGTACTTGCGTATTCGGCAGTTCAGATCGCTCAGGCAGGACCCGGTGCGGCAGCAGTATTACTCGGTATGGTCGTAGCACTTGGGGCATTACTGCTTGTAGCAAAATCCGTAGCTCCAGCAATGACAGCTGGTGCAGCCGGTTTTGTGGCATTTGGTGCAGCAGTGCTTCTTGCAGGAGCAGGAATTGCAGTACTGTCTCTGGCAGCAATCAGTCTGGCGAATGCAGGACCGGTAGCAATCGGTGTTATGGTCGGTATGGTAGCGGCAGTTGCTTTACTGGCAGCCGGAGCGGCTGTTCTCGGACCGGCATTGACAGTTGGAGCGGTGGGATTTATCGCATTTGGAGCGGCAATTGTTCTGGTAGCAACTGGTGCGCTGATCGCGAGTGCTGCACTGGCGATTGTGGCTGCGGTTCTTCCGACAGTCTCACAATATGGAGCGCAGGGAGCAGTTGCCATTGCACAGCTTGGCGCGGGACTCCTTGCGTTCGGTGCCGGAGCGGCAGCAGCCGGAATAGGCGCAGTTGTACTCGGAGCAGGTCTGACTATCGTAGCGGCAGGACTTGCACTGGTTGGAGCAGCGGTACTTGTTGCAGCAGCTGGTGTATTGGTACTGGCAGCCGGAGCGGCGGTTCTGGGAGCATCCCTTGTAGTAGCCGGAGCAGGTCTGACATTGATGGGAGCAGCATTTCCACTGGTGGCAGCTGGTGCGATGTCCAGCGCGACCGGTTTGGCAGCTTTGTTGGGAGCAGGAACCGCGGCAAGTGCTGTATTTGTAGTTCTGGCAGGAAGTTCAGGAGCTGCAGCGGTAACGGTTGGCGTATTTGCGGCATCAATGATTACCGGAGCAGCCGGAACTGCAGTTATGGTGGTTGCGTTGAAAGCTGTGAATTCCAGCATGAAGTCGATTGCGGAAAATGCAAAGAGTGCAGAGAAATCGCTGACCAGCATGCGATCCAGCGTGAACGTAGTCAATTCCGGTCTGGATGCACTGGGAAACAAAGCAAAGTCTGCAATTAACGCTTTGATCAGTCAGTTTTCCAGAGGCGAAAGTAAAGCAAAAACATCCGGAATCGCTGTTGGAAATAATTACAACAGTGGGGTTATGGCAGGTATGACTGCGGCAGTGAATACTGCCAATGTGATGTCAAATATGGCGGTTGTTGCTATGAGATCAGCGGCCGGAGGAGCTTACAGTAGCGGCGTATATATTGGTGCAGGCCTTGCGCGAGGCTTGAACAGTCAAGTTGGACCAGTCAGAGCAGCAGCGGCACAGTTAGCGGCAGCAGCTGAAGCAGCGATCCGGGCGAAAGCCAAGATTCATAGTCCATCCAAAGTATCTGATAAACTGGGTGGATACTATGGCATTGGCTTTGGAAATGGTATTCTGGATAAAGTAAAGTATGTAAAAAAAGCAGTCATGCATCTGATTGATATACCGACTATGGTTGCGGCACCGGAAATAGGTGTGAACCTGCGGAACGGATCAGAAGATCTTGAAGAAACTTATAATTACACTAGAAATGCCAGATATACTTTATACGTTCCGGTGGAAGTAGATGGAAGACAAATAGCCAAAGCTACGGCAACTTATACGAAAGAAGAGATTGAAAAACAGCAGAAGAGAGATTTACGTAAGAAAGGAAAGAGATAAGGAGGGCAGGAATGTATAAATTTGTGGATACGACAGAGAGCCAGGAAGAGCAAGAACTGCCTTCCGAGGCTCTTAATTTTAATGGTGTCTATTTTGAAAATGTAATTCCCGGATATCGGACTCTGTATGTATCAGGAAGGGAAATGATCGAGACAGAAATATCAAATACGGATATGGAAATCAGAGACGGTGCCAGATACCGAAGAAAACGATATGGCGCAAGAACGATTGTTGTAGGGTACCAGTTGATTGCACAATCTAATAAGGCATTCCGGGAAGCATACAATAAGCTGAACGCACTTTTAGATACAGAACAGGCAAAAATGATTTTCCTGGACGAGCCGGATAAATATTTTATCGGAACAAAAACAGGAATGGGAGAGGTACCGGTGGGACGAAACGCGATTACTGCGGAAATAGAGTTTTACTGTGCAGATCCTTTCAAATACTCCGTAAAAGAATATGAGGTGGACACGCAGGCAGATAATGCAAGTATCTTTATTGTAGATTACGCTGGAACTCATCGGGCATATCCTGTTCTTGAGGCAACGATTAAAAGTGACAATGGATTGGTTGGCTTTGTTAAGGAAAATAAAAGCCTCCTGCAATTTGGCAATCCGGACGAAACGGATCAGGAAAGCTATAAACAGGTAGAGCTCGTAACGAACTGTTCATCTTATGCGACCTGGTCTGGGGATGAAAAATGGAAAACCGATACAGGGGGTAATTTCCTATATAGGGACAGTAAAACGGCCGGAACCATGGCTGTGAATGATCTGGGGCTAAACAATGGAACAAAGGGATTGTTTTTAACAGCCAGTGGAAATACAGCAGGAGAAAATACAAAATGGTGGAATGGAGCAATGAAAGCCATTGCTATTGTAGATTCAAATGGTGAAAAAGGTTCTACGAAAACATATAGTTATGTAAACAGTTGGTTTGAGACTGGGGTAATGGAAACACAGTGCCACCATGGCCAATAAACTGTGCCAGATGCGTATTTTCAGTGATGAAAACGGCAAAATGATTTGTTGTCAGGAAATATATAAAAACGATATGAGCGGCAACACAGCACACATGGCGATGTGGGTAGGTGGAAACAATCCAAGAATTGTAAAAGATTACAGCTTTGAACCAGTCTATTGGGACAGCAACCCATTTAATAGAAATCAGGGGCACAGCGATATGATGAAGTGGGATGATACGATACGGTTCCATTGGTGTGGAAGCTATCCGGAATACAAAGTTCCAGAATTAAAGAACACAAAGGTGCATAGTGTAAAGTTGTATATCGGACAATACGGGAACAGAAATATGAGCAACCAATATGTATGGCGTAATGTTTTTCGAGGAATTTCTGTTCGTATAAGTGATATTACAAAATGGCGAGATGCACCGAATAAGTTTACGACAAATGAAATATTCAGGGTAGATTGCGGAAGCGGCAATGTGACATTGCAGGGACTTGCCAGACCAGATTTAGGAGCATTGGGAAATGATTGGGAAGCCTTTTGCCTGACACCAGGTGTTAATCAGATTCAGTGTATTCATTCTTCGTGGGCAAAGCAGCCGACTTATAAAATGAAATACAGGGAGGTATTTTTATGATTCTCTATTTTGCAGATCGAAAAATGAATATTCTCGGTCAGGCGAGTACAAGCCTTCCGGAAGGGGTAATCATTTCAAATGATAGGAAAACCGAAGAAGTGGATGAAGGCGTTGCGATTCTGGAATTTGATCTGGAATATGATCCGGAGTGGAGAAAGAAGGCGGAGACATGGACGGAAGCTGGAAATTATATTCTCAGAAAAGATGGAGATGACAGAGAATTTTATACGATCATATCCAGAGAAAAAGATCCGGTGAACGGTTCTGTCAATGATATTTATGCGGAAGACGCAGGACTTGACCTGCTCAATGAAGTGGTTGGGGCGTACAAAGCGGACAAGGCGTATTCAGCGGAATTCTACATAAAGAAATTCAGCTATGACTCCGGTTTTGAAGTCGGAGTAAATGAAGTGAGTAATCTGACCAGAAAGCTTTCCTGGGATGGTGAAGCAACGGCAACAGAACGATTATTAAGCGTTGCTACTCAATTTGATAATGCAGAGATCAGTTTTTCTTTTGATGTAGACCGGATGTCAGTTGTACATAAATACATTAATATTTTTAAAAGACGCGGCGTAGACAGCGGTGTGCAACTTCAGATAGGGAGAGAAATCAAAAAAATACGAATCAAGGATACAATCGAAGACCTTGCAACGGCTTATGTGTGTACAGGTGGAATCCCGGATGGAAAAGATGATCCGATCACACTGGCAGGATATAAGTATGATGATGGGGATTTTTATGTGGAAGGCACTCATCTGAATTCGAGAAAAGCGCTTCAGAAATGGAGCAGGTATCAGATAAAAACAGAAACGGGAGACAATGTAGGCCATATTGTAAAAACTTTCTCATATGATACGACATCACAGTCTGAACTGTGCAACCGTGCAGTTTCCAGTCTGAAGAAAATATGCGATGTGAATACAACGTACGAGATTGAACTGAGTTATCTTCCACAGGGAACGAAGATAGGGGATACGGTATATATTATTGATCACACTGGGGAACTCTATCTCTCCTCCAGATTGTTAAAAATTGAAACATCTGTGTGTGACAACACGAAAACTGCTGAATTAGGCGAGTATAGTGTAAAAAGCAGCGGAGTTTCTGAAAAACTGAGAGAACTGGCTGATGCATTCGCAAAAGTAGCACAAAACCGTAAATTTTATACCTGGATTGCATATGCGGATGACGACATCGGAACAGGGGCATCACTTGACTCATATGGGAAAGAATATTTGGGAATCACAAGTAATCGAGTTACCCGTGATCCGGATCTTACGGATCCAACAGTATATACCTGGATAAAGATAAGAGGAGAACAGGGTATACCAGGGACAAGTGGAAAGGATGGAAAAACATCATATTTCCACGTGAAATATTCAGATGTTGAGAAACCTGCATCGTACAGTGATATGACAGAAACTCCGTCGAAGTATATCGGAACCTATGTAGACTATGAGCTGGAAGATAGTAAGGATCCATCAAAATACACCTGGAGTAAATTTCAGGGCGAAGATGGCGCAGATGGAGTTGCTGGAAAAAATGGAGAGAACGGAGAGACAAGCTATGTACATTTCGCCTATGCAACGAGCGAGGATGGAAAAGCAAATTTTTCAACGACAGATCCAACGGATAAAACATATATTGGACAATATGTAGATTTTAAAAAGGCGGATTCCGAACAACCGGAAAAATATCGTTGGAGCAAGTTTCAGGGCCCGAAGGGACCGGCCGGATCGGACGGCGAGCAGGGGTATGGAATTGTTGCAAGTGTAACGAGAGAAAATTTTACAGAAGATCAATGGAACAGTACTTATGGAATGACCGGGCATTTGGCTAGCTGGACAGGCACTTCCACACTTAGAAATGGTTGCAGGATCGGGGATATTTTTGTTGTTGTAGGAACTGCAACTGATACCAAAAACGCTCATACAGCGTACTACAGGAGTGATACAGATGCAGGAGATTTGCAGGGTATATGTATAGGACACACGATAGCATTCCGAGGATCTGCAGGGATTGATGGAACAGATGGCAAAGGTATCGAAAGCATTAAAGAACATTACGCGGTATCAACCTCAAATACGATGACGCCAACGATCTGGTTTGATGACGTACCGGTTACAAATCCTGTAAATAAGTATCTGTGGAATTATGAAACTATCACATATACAAATGGCACATCTGTCGATAGTAAAAAGAGAGTTATCGGCGTATATGGTGATACCGGTAAAGATGGCGCTAAAGGTAAAGACGGAGACGACTTTAGATGGAATCTGGTTAAAGGGTCTTCAATGACCAATGGAACTAGATTGGTAAGTGATGGAACAGAGGGTATGAATAATGTCAATACCAACGTGTACGAAAACGATGGCTTTCATATAATAACGCCTTCCAGCGGAAATAATAACAACGGTATAGGATTTGTGTACAACGACTTCTCCATATTAGGTATAAAACCTGGTGACACCCTGACATTTAGTTGTGATGTAAAGGGTACGTCCGATACTAACAAGCCTTTTATCAGGTTGCATTTCCAAGCATCTGGAACGATATGGTATGATAGTGGACATTTGGAGTCGTCGGATGGACAATTTACACCTACTGCAGATTTTAAAAGAGTTTCTGTAACTTATACTTTGCCTGATAAAGATGTTTATAAAAGTAAGAGAATGTGGCTTGCTATACATGGCAATCATGCTTCTGATTTGTACATACGTAATATCAAACTCGAACTCGGCTCACCTGCAACACCCTGGTCACCACATCCTGATGATTTAGTGGGAGCAGACGGCAAAGGAATCAAATCCGCAGCAGTCACTTACCAGGCATCTACAAGTGGTACAGTAATTCCAACTGGAACATGGCAGACTAACATTCCAACGGTATCAGCTGGTCAGTATTTGTGGACTCGAACTGTTATCGCGTACACAGATGATTCTAAGTCCACCTCGTATAGTGTTGGGCGAATGGGGACAAATGGAACAAATGGTACAAACGGATCAGCTGGTAGAGGAATCAAATCTACAGCTATTACCTATCAGGCTGGACCATCAGGAACGACAGCACCGACCGGAACATGGCAGACAACCGTACCGGCTACGAGTGCGTCATCCCCATATTTATGGACAAGGACAATCATCACCTACACGGATGATACGACGAGTACATCTTATGCGGTGGGAAGTACTTTAGAGGGTGTATCTGTTGGTGGTAGGAATTTGCTTCCCAAAACGCATAAGACAGCCGTTACATATAAGTATCCTACTGGAACAAATTACTGGGATCCATGGAATTCGGTTACAACAGTACCACTTAATGGAGATACATATACATTATCTTTCTGGGCAAAATCGACTGTTGATGGGGACAAAATAATAGTGCATTTTTATAATCCATCAAATATCATATCAGGAAAAAGTAGTCAGGGTGTCACCATATCTTATGGTGATGGTAGATGTCCATTTACGTTATCGACCACGTTAACGAAATATTGGGTCACATATAAAATTCCTGCCGGAGGAAACTCTACAAGAAATATAATAATCCCGAGATTATATGGACCGGACAGAGGAGAAACTGAAAAAGGGACTGGAGAGATTACTGTACAATGGGAAAAGCTGGAGGAGGGCAACATTGCTACTGACTGGACGCCTGCTCCGGAAGATGGTATTGCTTCTGTGGATGTTGAATATTATCTTTCTACCTCAGCTTCAGCTCTGTCTGGTGGATCATGGTCTACCACGGCACCTACGTGGGTCAATGGTAAATATATGTGGAGTAGAACAGTAACCACTGATGGTGCGGGTAATAAAACATACTCTCCAAATCAAAATGGAGTCTGTATTGCCGGAGCTAAGGGTGAGACTGGAAATGATGGTAAAAATGCACTCCAACCCAAACGAAACTGGATCGGAACATTTACCACTATTGGCGAAACTGCGAATGTGAGTACTTCAAGCTTCAACAGAACTCCTGTAGTTGGAGATGTATTTACGAATCTTGACGGCTCATCTAACACAGGTACCTGGGAAATCACAAAGATTGAAAATGGCAATGCGTTCTTCAAACTTCTTTCCTATGTGAGTAGCAAAGGAGCAACTGGCGCTACAGGAGCTACCGGAGTTGCGGGTAAAGGTGTGACTTCAATTGTTGAACAGTACTACAAATCCACATCAGCAACAGCTCTTTCCGGAGGATCATGGGGTACCACGTATCCTGGATGGGAAAGCGGTAAATATATTTGGACGAGATCGGTTATCACGTATACAGATAAAACGACTACAACCACTACAGCTGTTTGCGTGACAGGTACTAAGGGTGAGACGGGGGCTACGGGTGCACCAGGTAAGGACGCAAATCAGGTAGTTCATAGTGTGAATGGTAATGGTAATACTAATCAGTATATTGAATTCGCCACCGTAAAAGTTATACGAAACTATGCGAATTATGCCACAACTTTCAAAATAAGTGGTAGAGAATATGAAACGACAGATGTTCAGTTCTCGTTTGTCAGTGTTAATAGCACAGATCCTGGATTAAATTTCTTACGGGCAACTGGTGGATTTAATGTTTGGATGTATAAAAAGACAACGTCAACCTGGGGACTTGTTACTAAATTAAATGAAGCATGGGGACGTATGAGAGTGTATAACTTCCGACCAGATAACGAGTCCATTTCGCTCACATGGACCGATACACGACACGCATCCCTTCCTTCTGGTTGTATAGCAGCTGATCAATTACAAGCAGCCAAAACAGCCACCAATTTCATGGAATTTACTTCCGGGACTGGTCTGCAGATCGGTGATAAGACAAATGGCTCATGGAAAGGTTTCCGATCCCGTATCACTAGCACTGCATTTGAAATCTTGAACGAAGCCGGTACAGCCGTAGCCAGTTATGGACGTAAACTGATTCAGCTTGGTAAAGATTCTGTGGATGCGGTCATTGAGTTATGCGGTGGAAAAGGAAGCATTAAACATGAAAATGTTGGAGTATATGGAGAAACCAAATCCACTCTGACAGTGAACGGTGTTAACCTAGGACTGCTGGCAGATGATTCAGTAATCATACGATCGGAACAGGTTGATGGCGATAATACCACTTATACGTCTCAGATTTACATGACCAAAGGACGTATCGACATAGCTACATTCACTGAATTGGAAGACGGTACGGTAACCAGTAGCAATGGGGTAGATATTGATGACAACGTAGGCATTGATATCGGCGTTCCGGGCGAGACAGAAACAGCGTTATCAAAAGCAAGAATTAACGGCAGATCACTTCTTGATTTCTTGCATCCAGTTGGCTCAATCTATATGTCCACGAGTGCAACAAACCCCACAAATCTTTTCGGAGGAACGTGGGTTGCTTGGGGTGCTGGTAGAGTCCCGGTTGGATTTAGTGGTGGTGATGGTAACTTCAATTCGTCCGAGAAGACTGGTGGTTCGAAGACTATTAATATAGAGCATAATCATGGACTTTCGAATGCCAGAGCTGCTGTAGGTCGTGCTGATTCGTCTCTGTCGACAATGTCGTATACTTCTGGTGGTAATCCTCATAATGTATATTTTGACCGAGAATTTTCATATTATGGAGGGATTTCCGGCGGATCCAAACACGCTACAGATACATCGTTAATATATGGTAACACGAATAATGGCGGCTCTACAGCAGCATCTGTACTACAACCATACATCACATGTTATATGTGGAAACGAACGGCTTAAAGGTAACTATTAAATTCAAATAATCAAAATTTTAAGGAGGAATTCAAAATGGCTTCAATCAGAAAAGAATTTAGAAAAAACACACAGTTCTCAGCAAACATCTTTGTGGATAATGTGTCCGTAGTATCTCTGGACGCATCATTTAGTCTGGATGATCCGCAGGTGCCTGTTATCAATCGATATATTTCTGATGGCAGACTGTATCGGGCAAATAAACAGGAAATCGATACTCAGGTGGATGAGTTCGAAAATACCGTATGGGATGCATATGACAAGATGATGGCTGAAAACAAGTAACAAACGAAATTACGTTATACGAGAAAGGATGATTAAAAATGAAAGTAATTGATACATACAATGCAATCTTAGGGGCAGCAGTAGCTGTCCTTTCTTATATTCTGGGAGAGCACTGGTTTTTGTTTGTCCTGTTCCTCCTCCTGAACGTTATCGACTGGGGAACCGGATGGATGAAATCGAGGATCAACAATGTGGAAAATTCCAAAGCAGGACTGAAGGGTGTCCTGAAAAAACTTGGATATTGGCTGATGATCATGGTAGCTTTTGGAGCATCCGCAGCCTTTGTAGAAATTGGCAAGACAATCGGCGTAGATTTGGGGATCACAACATTATTAGGCTGGTTTGTACTGGCATCCCTTCTGGTCAATGAAATCCGATCCATCTGCGAGAATTTTGTGGAAATGGGAATTGATGTTCCAAGAGTATTAATCAATGGTCTGGAAGTTGCAAACAGAGTTGTGAACAGAGAAGAGGACAATCATGAAAATAAATAACTTTGCAAGAAAAGCCTACAAAGCTTACACTGCCTTCGGATTAACTCCGGAGGGAGCCTGCGGGCTTATGGGAAACCAGTATTCAGAGTCTGCGGGATTCCTGGCAAACAGACTGGAATTCCTCTGTGTCAAACGCTACAAGGAAAAAGGAAAGACCTATACCGATGCCACATATACGCAGGCGGTAGACAGCGGAAAGATCTCCAGAGCGGAGTTTTTGAGCCCGATGAGCAAACACTATGGCTATGGATTATCCCAGTGGACAACTTCAGATCGGAAAGCAGGTCTATATGATCGAGCCAAAAAGAAAGGCGTATCCATAGCAGATGAAAATCTGCAGATCGAGTACGTTCTCTGGGAACTGAAAAATAGATTTCCGAAAGTTCTGCAGAAACTGAAGACAACAAAATCCGTCCAGGAAGCCAGCGATTACGTGTTGCAGTATTACGAACAGCCGAATGGATGGCAGAGCATGAAAAAGACAAGAGCATCTTATGGCCAGACTTATTACAAGGAACTGGCCGGAAAGGAGAAAACAGTGACAAACGTTGTATTAGCCGGCCACGGATCCGGAACCCCATCAACAAAAGGTATGAACGCCTACTGTATCGCAAGACAAGCAAAAGGGCGAGGCCTGGTAGAAGTCCTCAGAGAAGATCTCACAGAAGAGCAGAGACAGCAGATGCATGATCTGTACAAATCGATCCTAGGACGGAATATCTACAGCCAGTCATTAAGACTGTACTGCTACACAAAGTATAATGGCAAATATTATTCAGACTGTAGCAGCTCCATCTGCAAAACGGCAGAAAAAGTAGGTGTACCTGACGTAGGTTCACTGAATACAGCCGGCATGCACAAAAACTGGAAAAAAGTAACCGATGTAGTTATCAAGAACGGAATCATCCAGAACCCGGAGGTTCTTAAAGTAGGCGATGCGCTGATGTTCAAAGGCAGTGATTCGAGCAGACCATTAGGCATTGGTCATACAGAAATGGTGTATGAGATCAACGGAAAGACTGCAGCATCCGCCACACCTGCAGCAACGAGCAGCAAAAAAGATATCGTCAAAGCCGGCCAGATGCACGCCAACAACTTTACCGGAGCCGGTTTGGTCGTTGATGGTATCTGTGGAACCCTTACGAAGAAAGCTGGTATCATGGCAGTACAGACCGCTCTGAACCTGGACTTCAAAGCGGGTCTGGCCGTAGATGGCGAATGGGGACCGAAGTCTGATGCTGCATTGAAAAAACGATCTGTCAGACTGGGAAGTACCAGATATCTGGTTACAGCGGTAGAGATTCTGCTGATGCTGAAAGGCTACAACCCGAATGGCGTAGAGTGTCCAGGACAGTTCGGATCCGGATGCGCCGCAGCTACAGGAAGATACCAGACGGATCACAGCCTGAAAGCTGATAAGATCGCAGGATATGACACCATCAAAAGTTTAATAAAATAAAACATAAAAATAATCTTTTTCTTCTAATATGCACAAAAAATAATAATATATAAATTAATATATAATTATAAAAATAGACAAATGAAGAAAAAATGAGGAAAAAGTCGTCTTTTCGGTCAGTATACTGAAAAAAAAATTTTTGTATATCTCTTACAAAAACACCTGCTTTTTGAGACAGTAGCGTGATTTGAATGGATAGAAAATCTGTGATATATTGAATGAGGATAAAAAATGCTTGACTTTTCGTGTACACGGTAATATATTTATTGTGTACTCGAAAAGTGAGGTGATGAAATGAGTCCAAGAACTGGCAGACCTAAAAGTGATAATCCTAAAGCTGAGCAAATAAAGATCAGAGCAACTAAACAGGACAAAGCATTACTAGATAAGTGTTGCGAGATGACAGGAAAAACTCAGTATGAAGTCATCATGGAAGGGATTCACATGGTTTATGCCGAAAATAAAAAATAGCAGCTGCGCCCCGACCAAAGTTTGCAACTGCTAAAGAAACAATCAAATCGCAAAGGATCTGATAAAATTATAATATCATTTCCTTTGCAAAAATTCAAGCAAAGGAGATAAGGGAAAATGGAATTACCGCAGACAATTGAAATTAAAGGAAGTAAGGTCCTGACAACAAAACAAATTGCAGAAGCTTATGGTGTGACAAAGGAAAAAATAATTTACAATTTCAATTACAACAAAGACAAATATATTCTTGGAAAGCATTATATTGAGGTATTTGGAGAAGAACTAAGGAGATTGAAAAGGACATGTGAAATTCAAAGCTCCTTTAAATATGCCAAATCTTTATATCTCTGGACCGAGAAAGGCGCATTGCTTCACGCCAAATCCCTCAACACAGACAAGGCATGGCAGGTATATGATTATTTAGTAGATTTTTATTTCCGGACAAAAGAAGAAAACTTACCAGAAAAGAAAGAAGTTGTTCCAGTGCAAACAACTACGGAACCGGCTAAAAAGAAGCTGGCGATTCCGGCAATGGACGAACCGGTCTTTGTATTTAAGAATCTGCTCGCTCTGGCAGAAGAACAGGGAATCATGCTGAAAATCAAAGATCTTAAAGGATATGACAGCTACTTAAAGGGACAAAGAATTGCTATCCGGAAGAACCAGATGTTTGAGAAGGTTGTTTACGAGGCAGCGTTTGAACTGGCACATTACTTCATACATTATGACGCTGGTGACATAATCAACAGTCCTCTGGCGAAAGACTATAACGATCAGGCGGAGAAAGCAGCATTCATGATAATCCGTCTGTTGGATATCAAGGCAAAGCAGAAGTATTAAAATACACCCGGTAGTTGGCAGCTACCGGGTAGAAAAATATTGTATCATCTCAAAAAACATATAAATTTGAAAAGAGTTTCTTCCTATTAAAAGAAACCACATATAGGCTATTGAACTCCGGTGGCCCGGACGGCGAGATCGGTGCCTCGATGCGCTATCTCTCCCAGCGTTTCACCGCTCCGAACCGTGTCTGCATGGCGGTTCTTACCGATGTAGCGACAGAAGAACTCGGACATCTCGAAATGGTATCCACGATCGTTCATCAGCTGACTGCCAACCTCACTGTGGAAGAAATTGAAAACCAGGGATTTGCGGATTATTATGTGGATCATGCTGTAGGGATCTGGCCACAGTCGGCGGGAGGGATTCCGTTTAACTCCTGTGAGTTCCAGTCCAAGGGCGATCCGATCACGGATATGTTTGAGAGCATGGCTGCGGAACAGAAAGCACGGAGCACCTATGACAATATCCTGCGAGTTGTGCGGGATATTCCGGAGATTGCGGACCCGATCCGCTTCCTGCGGGCGAGAGAAGTGGTACACTTCCAACGGTTCGGTGAAGCCCTCCAGTCTCTCTAG